GAACCACCATAAAAGTGAATCGGATGCGGTAAAGCGTATTCACTCTCAACACGGTCTTTATAAAGCTAAAGCAACCAAAGAACTTCAGAAAGCACAAAAACATAAAGATTCAATACCAGATTAGACTTAAAATGTGAAATACTCGTTTTATATAAATAAAAATAAAACGGAGTTATATTATGGCAAAAAAAGTATCGGTGGATTATAGAAAAATCTGCCAAGAACATAACGGTTATACAAAACAACAGATGATTGGTATGGATGTTCACCATATTGACGGTAATAGAGATAACAACGATCCATCAAATTTAATATTATTAACACCGGAAGCTCATGCAAAGCTTCACGAAAATGAGTTTGTGAAATGGTCAAGAAAAGGTTCTAAACTTGGTAATGAAGCATTTATCAAAAGATTGAAAGAACAAGGTCCCACAGAAAAAGAAATTGCTCACCAGAAAAAAATGGCAGAGTTACGGAAAACAGGATTACACCGAGTACCGCATTCCGAAGAAACTAAAAAAACAATAAGTGAAAATAAAAAACAACACTTTATTGACAAGACAAATCATCCTATGTGGGGTAATACCACATATGAAGTAGAATCTCCAACAGGAGAAAAGTTTAAGGTTTCTGGTGGTTGGAAAAATTGGTGTTTATCTAAAGGATTAAACCCATCAAATTTGAGGTGTGTGGCTTTAGGACAAAGAAAAAAACATAAAGGTTGGAAAGCAAAAATTATTAATGAGTGATTTGATTATATCCAAATTGGATGAGGTCTATGCCAAAATACAATGCGAAAAATCTGTTGCAAAAGAACTACATGAATATTTTTCATTCCTAGTTCCAGGATATCAATTTGTTCCGGCTTATAGAAATAAAATATGGAATGGTAAAATTTATCTTTACCATCTAAACACTTCACAAATTTACCTTGGTCTACTACCATATTTAGAAACTTTCTGTGAAGAAAGAGAATATAAATTTAGTTACGAAGATGGATTGGATGTTGAAGATGAGTATTCAGTTTACCATGCCACAAAGTTTATTAAAGAATTAAACATTCATGCTCGTGGTGAACCTATTGAAGTAAGAGAACACCAAATTGCGGCATTTATCCATGCTATGCAGAAGCGTAGAGCACTCCTGTTGTCTCCGACCGCTTCCGGCAAGTCCTTAATCATCTACCTTATCTTTAGACAACTGTATCAGTATCAAGACCTTAAAGGTCTGATAATTGTTCCTACGACTTCTTTGGTTGAACAATTATTCTCAGACTTTGCAGATTATGCCAATGGCTCACTAGAACAATACATACATCGTGTATATCAAGGCAAAGATAAGTCCACGGACAAGCCATTGACAATATCTACGTGGCAGTCTTTATATAAGATGCCTCCAGAGTTCTTTCATCAGTATGATTATATTATTGGTGATGAAGCACACTTATTCAAGGCTCAATCGTTAGCCACTATAATGACTTCATGTATTAATGCTAAGTATCGTATTGGTCTTACTGGTACTCTAGACGGTACTAAAACACATAAACTCGTATTAGAAGGTTTATTTGGTGCAGTAAAGAAAGTTATTACTACCAAAGAACTGATGCAACAAGGTAAAGTATCAGACTTTGAAATTAAATGTTTGGTACTAAAACATTCAGACGATATATGTGAGCAGATGAAAGATGCAGATTATCAAGCTGAAATAACATATCTTATTGAAAATGAATCACGTAATAAATTTATAAAAAATCTTGCTCTTTCATTAGAGAAAAACACTCTAATCCTATATCAAATGGTAGACAGGCATGGTAAAATATTGTATAATATGATTAGAGATTCAGAAAAGATTGGAGATAGAAAAGTCTTCTTTGTACATGGCGGAACTGATACATCAGATCGTGAAGAAATACGTAGAATTATGGAGAATGAAAATGATGCAATTATTGTGGCTTCTTTTGGTACTTTTAGTACTGGAATTAATATTCGCAATTTACATAATATTATCTTCGCATCTCCGTCAAAGTCACGAGTTCGCAATCTTCAATCTATTGGACGGGGACTTCGGAACTCGGAAGGTAAGGAGAAAGCTACGCTCTATGATATAGCCGATGACATGAGACACAAAAAACATATGAACTTTACTTTGCGACACTTTGTGGAAAGATGCCGTATATATAATGAGGAACAGTTCTCATTTAAAATTTACAACATAGGACTTAAAAATGGAAAATGACATTCGCATTGTTAGATTAAAAGACAGTACCGATATTGTAGCTTCTATTGAATTTAAAGAAGATTATGTTATTTTATATGATCCTTTATTAATGACTATACAACATTTTAGAGGCAATCAAGGACAATTGTTATTAATAAATTGGTTACCACATTCTTTGATTACTGAAAATATAGCTTCCTTGAAAACTGACGATATTCTTATGACTATGATACCAAACGATGAAATGCTAGATCACTATTTGGATACTGTGGAGAAATCCAAATCTTTAAAGGTTAAGAGTATGGAAGATTTATCTGATGAGGAGATGGCTAATATGATGGAAGTTATGGAAGAACTTAACAAATCAGGTAAAGATCTTATAATTCATTAACATTAACAGACTACACCGTGGACTATATCACACTGTCAAGCCCTTTGTCAACAACTTTTTATGGTATATTTGAATGACTGAACCTAGAAAAACTAAAAATTACATTAACAATCAAGACTTCTTACAAGCTTTGGCAGAGTATAAATCTAAGGCCAAAGAAGCCAAAGAGAAGAAACTCAAACCTCCTCCTATACCGAATTACATAGGAGAATGTTTCATGAAGATTGCCGAAGGGTTGTCACATAAGCCAAACTTTATTAACTATACCTACCGAGATGAAATGATTTCGGATGGTATTGAAAACTGTCTTATGTATTTTGCCAACTTTGATGAAACTAAATCCAAGAATCCATTTGCATATTTTACTCAGGTAATCTTTTATGCCTTCCTTAGAAGGATTCAAAAAGAAAAGAAACAATTATATGTAAAATACAAAGCTACCGAAATGTTTGGTATCCTGGATGAATTTGAAATGTTGGAAGGTGAGGATGGATCCACAAGGCAATTTGAGTTGTATGATAATATAGGTGAGTTCATAGAGAATTATGAGATTGCCAAAAAGAATAAAAAAGACGAGAAGGATGCCAAGAAGAAGCCAAAAGGATTAGAGAAATTCATTGAGGCTTGACAAGTGTAATACATTATGATACAATCTGATTTATGAAAATAGCATTAATAACGGATCAGCATTTCGGTGCGAGAAACGATTCCATCCACTTTTTAGATTATTATGAGAAGTTTTATAAGGATACTTTCTTTCCTGCTCTTGATAATAACAATATACGTATTGTTCTCATACTTGGGGATACGTTTGACAGGCGTAAATATGTAAACTTCTACACCCTCAAAAGAGCCAAAGAGATGTTCTTTGATGGATTGTTTGATCGAGGTATTGAAGTACATATGTTGGCTGGTAACCATGACACATACTTCAAAAATACAAACGATGTAAACTCCGTAGACTTGTTGTTACGTGAATACGGTAATATCAATGTGATAGATCAACCTACACATATCTATGTTGGTCCTCATAAAATTTGTATGATTCCTTGGATTTGTGCTGAAAATTACAACGATTCAATTCAAACTCTTGAAGACTCTGATGCACCTATTTGTTGTGGCCATTTTGAGATTGAAGGATTTGTAATGCATCGTGGCCAAGTGACTACTGAAGGATTGAAACGAAGTCTTTTCAGAAAGTTTGCTGACACTTTTTCAGGTCATTATCACCACCGTTCTAGTGCTGATGGTATTACTTATCTTGGTAATCCATATGAACTAACTTGGCAGGACTATAACGACACTCGTGGATTTCACCTCTTTGATTTGGAAACTTATGATCGAGAATTTATTCCTAATCCTAATATAATGTTTCATCGTATCGTTTACGATGATAAGTTAGAGTCTATATCTGAGATAACTAATAAAGACGTTACAGGTTAC